GAGTCATAGTAATTCTTTACAAGTTCAAATTTTGGTGAATGCTCATTCATCTTCTTCATCTCCTTCCTCTTCCTCTGATGGATCCTCGAGGTTGCCCATCATAATGTTGTAGTCCTGTACGGCTTTTGTGCTGGCAGCGAGGGCTTCAGCGTTCTCCTTTTCAGCCTGCTGTTGCGGTGTCATGCTTAGCTTTTCAATTATCATCTGTTTCCTCCCTCCAAAGGTCGTTATAGTATTTATCCATGCGCTGTATCAGCTTGTAGCTATCACCTTTAGATGCATTAGCCTTCCAGCTTTTGTAACATTCGTCTACTTTTGCCTTTGTGATCTCGCCTCTTTTGGCCAGCCTCACCAGCTTCCGCAGTTTTCTTCTTTCGTGCTTGATGTTGGCACTGTTCAATGTCATTACGATCTTTCCGGTCTCGGTAAGGCGGTATTCGAATCCCAGACTCAGAAAGCCTTTTGACAATGGAGTAATGTGAGTTTTTTCTTCATGCACCCAGAATCCGATCTCGCCGAGCTTCTTCTTTATCTCTTCGAGCATCTTCTCGAGTGCTTCCCTGTTATGGTGAATTATGAGAATATCGTCCATATAGCGCATATAGTGCTTTGCGTGGAGTCTTTCCTTGCAATAGTGATCCAGATCGTCCAGAAGCGATATGCCGGCGATCTGTACCATCTGCGATCCCGGATTGTATCCGACGTCTCCGACATACTGAGTATCGAGCACATTGCAGACTGCTTCATATACTTCGTCCGTCAGGTATCTTCGAAATTTAGCTTTGACTGCATCGTGCCTCATGTTCGGATAATATCCCTTGACATCTATCTGCAGGATGTATCCTTCGGTGCCGTGATGGCAATAATGATTCCACAGATGCTTCTTCAGCCTCTTCCTGGCGAAGTCTATGCCTTTGCCCTTCTGGCATGCGCAGTTGTCGATTATGAACGACCGCTGCACACTCGGATATAGGACATTATCATTGATGCTTCGCTGGTATACTCTGTCTTTGAATGATACGCTCAGTCCTTCTCGTCTTTTCGGATACAGGATCATGATCGGCTTCGGTCTGCCGTTTTTCCATGTTCCGTCCTCGAGTTTTCTGGCCATCCTGTGTGTCTCTTCCACGGCATTGAGGTTGTAATGCTTCGTGGATGGTTTCCATAATACGCCACGCTTACACTTCATGGCGGATTCCCATAGAGCGTCGTAGTCGATTATTCTCTTCATGTGTTATATCGTCTGTGATGCGTGAGTAGTCTGTCAGGCTCGAAAGTCCCAGACATCGCATCATAATTGTTTAGCCTTTCGGCAGGGATTTCGGCTCCTTGTGTATATGCATTCGGCTGCACCGATGCTATGCACCGGCTTCGCGCACCCTTTGCCTTCACAATCGGGCTGAACCTATTCGCGTTGCTCGCGTTGTTGTTGTTGACATTGCCGTTGGAGTTGACATTCCACGTATTGTTCGCATTGCCACGGTTCGCGGAGCGGAGACGGACGTTCTGAGATCAGCCTACATCCCGTATTGTTTCGCATTTGCCTCATGCCACCGGACTATCAGCGCCCTGGCTTCGAGAGTCATCTGCGACCAATATCTTACTTTCTTTCCTTTGAGGTGGAAGAGTCTCCTCGCCATGTTGATCAGGGCGAGGAGCTCGTTGCACTTCGTTATGGCAGCTCTCTGGTATTTTTCCCGCTCCGGCCATCTGCCGTTGTCCGGCTTCACATATATGTTGTTGCCAGCCCATGCGTAGATGTAGATGTCCTTTGCGCATCTGATGATGTCGTTCGTGAGTGCGTCCTGATATTCCTCTGTGAATATGTTCTTGTTCTTGCAGATCTGTATCGTGTGGATCGCTAGGTCCATTGCCTTCTGGCATGCTTCAAGCTGCCTGTTCGCAGGTGTATCCGGAACATTCCTCTGCCCGACGTTTACTGCCATAGTTATACCTTTCTATCCCCGGATCCGTGGGTCCGGGGATTATGAGATGTGTCGATTTATAAAACCACAAGCGGGCTGAACCTATACGCGTAGCTCGCGCCGTTGGAGCTGACAAGGCCGCTGGAGTAGACAAGCCACGTACTGGACGCAAGGCCACGGGACGCGGAGCGGAGACGGACGTGCTGAGCCGACGTGTGATTCTCTACTGCATAATGGATCAGCTCCGGATATGTCTGGCTTCTTGGTGCCGGAGTTGTACGTCCGAGTCTTCTCTTCCAGTATTCGTGATATTCGCCTTCGCCGGTTTTCTGTGGTTCGATGTACATCTGCTCGAGCGAAGGGAGGAATACTCTGTCGTATGTGATATCCGGAGTATTTCCACCTGTATCATCATTTACTGTGTTCGGGTATGTTACTACCTTTACCTCTTTCAGGGCGTTGACAAGTTCTTCTGGCCATCCTGAGAGGAATCCTGCCTTTGTTGCCAGCTGATCAGGTGCGATATCCCACTCGTCCTGAGCGGTCCACCATGTTCCTACGCCTTTGGCTGAGTTGAGATACTGACGGATCGCGGATGTGCTCCATCTATTCCATCCGTATGCGGTCTCCTGCATAGAGTTGAGATCTCCATTCCTGGCTGATGCCTTGATCGTTCCGAGATCTGTTCCTGCCGCCTCGAATGTCGGTGTGACTGTCTCCAGGATCGTCTTCCCGTCTGCGGAGTATGAATAGATCCTCCAGTTGTTCTTGTTCTGATCAGGAGCGCTGTACATGCCTGCGACTCTACCGCCTTCAGGCACTGCGTTCTCGAGTGTGAAGCATACCACCATGCCCGCCTGTACGTTTGATCCCCATGCACTCTCGATAGTTACATAGTATGTACCTGCTACGAGGCCGTTCGGACATCTGAGAAATGCTCTCTGGTGTGAGAACTGCACTCCGAATGGATGCGCGTAATGCGCCTGCAGGAATGGTCTGTTCTCAAGCGTCTCGCCGTCATGGAGCTCTACGTTGCCGATGTGATTCAGCTGCATCGGATATACGTATTCCTGATTTGTTGCTGCATCTTTCCAGTTGTCGATGAACTGATCGCCGATGCCGTAAGCCTCTCCGAAGAGACCTGTGTTTGCGAATTCTGCGAGACTCTCCCAGTCATGTGACATTTCCTTGCGTGCGTCTGCTGCGAGGATCTCGAGCGCTGCCGCTATCTTTTTGTGCGTAGTCTCTGTAGGTCTATCGACTATAAAAGTGTTTGACATCTTGTTCCTCCTCTTTTACTCATCTAATGTCCATGTTTCTCTAACCTGTCCGTTTGAAAGAACTGAGAAGTTCACACTTCCGACAGATGAGAATGAGCTTGTGGCTATCACGACAGCCTCGTCTGCTGCCTCTCTCGCTGTGGTTGCGCTCTCTTCGGCCTGTTCCTTGTAATACTTCGAGTTGTTGTGATAGGTGTCATCCTCTTCCGGGACCGGTACTCCGTCGCGCTCGCCGACCGCCCATGCCTCTGATTCCTGCAGCACTTCTGCCTTTTCCATATCGGTCTCAATCTGCTGCAGTATGAGCGTCAGTGCCGGGATGATTTGCTCTGCGCTTCCGTCAGTTGTGCCTTCCGGATGTGGAGATTTCTCGATATCGAATCTGACATTTGAAGATCCTATCCTGTCGTCGCCCTGTCTGACTACCAGCTCCGCTACGACCGTGCCCCATTCGTCGGTCATGCCTGCAGTTGTGACTGCCGTAGCTGTCGATCCGTTCACTGCGCATGTGATCGTAAAGCCGAGACCGGATGGTTTCGTGCCCTCGAGTTTGACTGTTGCGCCGGATGGTACGGTGTACTCTTCGGAGCCGTCTTTCATGACGAAGCTGATCTCGCGCCCTACGTCATACTGGCTCAGCTTCAGATACGGCAGTATGGTGTCAGGCGTCATGTTGATGTTTTTGACTTGTGCCATGCCTTTCTCCTTTGTTTATTTACTCAGCCCGAGGGCCTGTGATAACGTTGTCGACAGTACGCCGAGCTCCATTTCCTCGTAGCGTTCCTTCAGAGAATCGTAGACCGTTTTGACGATTTTGAACTTCCCGTCCATATTGTAGCGAGGGAATACCACTCTGACCGTGTCGCATAATCTGCAATTAAAAAGAGCCGCATATTCTGCGTACTCCGGCGAATCCTGTAGGCGTATGAAATTGACGCGAATCGTCTGCGCCGGCAGATTGACCTGATTGCTTTGCATGAAGGTCCGCGCTGCCGCTTCAAGCTGTGCTGCCGTTGGTTGCGTTTCGAATTTGCCTGTCAGCTCTAATGGGATGCACTCGGTTCTGCCGCTATAACTCGGCAGATCCAAGTCTACTCTGTTGCCCTTTACTATCAGGGGATTGCCGCTGGAGTCTGATCCGGACCAGTACGGAATGCATGAGTTATAGCTTTCCATGTAGTTCGTGTCGTCGGAGTAGTCCAGGAGATTGACTCCATGCCGGATGGTGAATCCTCGATCGGATCCGCGAGATGTCATCAAGCTGACTAGGAATTTGTTGAATTTGTACTCGCCTCCATATGTGTCCAGTATGGATCCTTCCATGCCGCCCAGAATGGACTTCACTGATCTTGGCGTGCCATCAGCTGCTGCGAGGTATCCTGCACTCACTTTGTCCGTCTCGTATGTGAACGGGTTATCCGGTTCTGAATTGGCAAGCATGGCCAGAGCTGCTGACAGGTTATTGATGCCTGTGCCGGATACCACAATCTTTGACTGTCTGTAGCTTATGTGTACAGCATGAAATCTCACGACTCCGCCGATCGGCTTCGAATGTGATACGATGTCGAATGGTTGTATGTCTCCGCTGTCATCGTATTGCGCTGATATCACTCTTCCGAGCTGTATGCGATCGTAATTCTGCCCATTAACGGGATATTCGAAATCACATTCAAAAACGTCATTTCTCCCCTCGGTGACTCTGCAGGAGGCAATGTCCCGCAGTCTGCCTAAACCGTTTGACACGAAGTTGGTTTCATTTGAGTCATATAGTATCGGGATCATATCTGCCACCACCTTGGGATTATTTTCAGGCCATCTATTGTATCGTCAAGCGAGATCAGATTATCTCCGGGCTTCAGCTTAGGTAAATCTGATCCTAAATTGACTATCGAATTTAGCGGTATGTATCCTTCCTCATTGATCGAATACACTTCGCCTATCTCGCAATCTATGTAGACAGTATCTTCCAGGATGGAAAGCGATGACTCTCCGATTATTGGACGGAGCTCTATAGTACATGTTTCGCGAGGATTTGCGATGCTCAGATCTCCCCCGCTGTTGAATAGCAGGCTTTCGGCGCTGATTGTCAGGACTCCGTTCGTGTACTTGAACGTATACGAGTAATAAACCCTGTTGCTCTGCCAGTTCGTGGCGTTTTCGACGTTCACTGTCGCTCGTATCGAGTATTTGACCGTCTTGTTCTGCCCTATCGTCAGCTCTATCGTTGGAATAGTGATCCCGAAGTTCGCAGTCTTGCCCGATACGCTATAGGAAAGAGCTGCGTCTGTATTCTGAGAATTCCAGTATTCTATGCCCATCACGCGGTCGCCGGTAGTTGCCAGGAATGTCGCTGCATTTGTTATCGTGAATGCAGTCTTGATCGTCATTCCGTTTATAACGACGTGATCCCCGGGATTGTATTGTGCCTCATTGATATTCCATGTCTTTGACAGGCTCTGATTCTGTGTCGTGATCCTGTCGCTGACATTTATCCTTCCGACTACTGCATCTTCTATGTAGATGTCGTAGTCATTGAGACCTACATTGCCATATCCGTTAATGATGAGGAGCGGCTCCGCATCGTGTTCCGTAGGGTTGAATACTTTTTCTCCGTCTTCTCGAGTTATAGGATGTTCGCCATCTTTCAGATATCTCTGCGGCTTGCAGTTGAACTTCAATGTAAACCTACCGGATCCGCCATAGGGACCGACGTCAACATCGAGTCCCTCTGCATATAGTGCCATTCTGTACTCGTCTGGGTGATATGAATCTTCGAGGCGCTGATATCCAACTTGTGAGGCTATAGCATTCCTGAATGCATCTATCTTCTGCTGGAATTCTTTGCGCGTCTTTCCGAATGCAAAGGCCGGATATTCGACCGATATGTTTTCATATCTGTCCTGATCTATTACCAGAAGCCCATTCCTCCCCGGGATGACTACCGTTTCAACGGCACGTTCCGGCGCATTGTGCACTCCTGAGCCCGTTATGTATATCCCATAATTTGCGGAATTCACTCCGCCGAATATCAGATTATTTCTCATGCCCATGCCACCCTGTGATTCTGTTCTTCATCTACGATTATCCTCTTCACTTCCATCGCGATCTCCCGGGCGTTCTGCCCTTCGCTTGCGTAAATGTTGAAGACGTACTGCTTGTTGCCGAGCTCCTTGGCCACGGAAGCGACATCCCTGACCAGCTTGCGCTTGCCGTATACGATCTCAGAGCCTGGTCCGTCTCCGTACCCATCGAGCCTGCCCGGTGATGCCACGACCGTCCTGCGCTTGAACTCCATCGGCACGTCGTAGTTGCGCCTATGCCAGTTCACATTGAATCCGGAAGGATATGTTATTGTTTTACCGAGTACCTTCTTCGAGCTTGTTGTCAGTGATATGGTTGGAGTCTTGAATGAAATGATCTTGCCCAGCTTGAATGGGAATTTGCTTTTGATCTTGTCGACGATGCCCGTGACTTTATCTTTCGCGCTCTGCATCTTGCTTGTAATGGTCGACTTTATTGACTCGAACGATGAAGCTGCGCCGGTCTTCATGCCAGCCCATGCAGTTGCGGCTGATGTCTTCAATGACTGGATCTTTGTTTTCGCCGATGTGGTCATGCTGGTCACTTTCGATGTGACCGCGGACTTCATCGATTCCCAGCCGGCAATAGTGTTTGTCTTTAGCTCATCCCATCTCTGTGATGCAAACTCTTTCACTTCCGCGGCTTTCGCCTTGATTTTGTCCCAGTTCTTCCAAATCAGGACGCCTGCTGCTACGACTGCAGCTATTCCCAGGATCACCGGATTAAACGATAGCCCTGCGATTGCTGCTTTCGCTATTCCGAATCCCTTTGCGATCAGGCTACCAAAAGCAGCTATCTTTGGCGCAAATGTCAAAAGCTGGCCGATGCCTATGAGCAGCTTCCCGCCGATGAGCAGCACCGGGCCGAGGGCTGCTACTATGAGCCCGACCTTTGCTATCATCTGCTGCTGTGACTCTGAGAGACCATTGAACCAGTCGACCGCTTTCTGTACGCCTTCGGCTACTTTCAGTATCGTTGGTGCGAGTGCCTCTCCGAGCGATGTTGCAGCGACATCGACGCTCGACTTCAGCTTCTCAATTGATCCTCCGAAGCCTGACATCATAGCTTCCGCCATGCTTGCCGTGGTGCCTTCTTCACCGAGGGCTGCCGACAGACCGTCGACTTCCTCCGGTGCTGTATTGATCAGTGCCAGCCAATTCGACATCTGGTTCTTACCGAAGATTGCCGATGCGGCTGCGATCTGTTCCGACTCTGAGAGGCCCGCGAATGCCTTGTGCAGGTCTTTCTGCACTGTAACTGAGTCTTTCATCGACCCGTCCGCATTTGTGACCTCTACACCCAGTCTTTTGAGCCATTCCGCGCCCTGCTTCGATGGTTCGACCAGTCTGGCCAGGCCTGTCTTCAGGGAGTTCGCTGCTACATTTGCGTCTATTCCCTTGTTTGCCATTATGCCCATGTACAGGGCTGCATCGTTGACGCCGTAACCGGCAGCCTTGAAAATAGGTGCTGCTATGCTCATGGACTGAGCCAGGCTGTCTACATCCAGTGCAGAGTTGTTGCACGCATTCGCGAATACGTCCGCGTATTTTGCTGCATCGTCGAAGGATCCCCCGAAGCCGTTGATCGTTGCAACGAGGCCGGCGGATACTGTGTCAAGGTTGCCGCCTTCGCCTGCGGCGAGGTTCATTGCCGGAGCCAGCGCCGAAGCTGCCTGCTCCGCATTCAGTCCCGCACGTGCGAAGTTGAGCGTCGCTGTGGCAGCGTCATTCATTCCGTATGTGGAATTTGCCGCCGCGCTCTTCATGGCTGTATCCAGGAGCTGCGCCTGGGCTTCAGTATTGCCCATGGTCTTGTTGGTCAGCTGCATGATTTTGTCGACTTCTGCGAACTTCTTCGCGCCGACTGCACCGGCAGCTGCCAGCGGCAGTGTGACCTTTGTCGTGAGATCCTGTCCTATTTCGGACATCTTCCCGCCGACGGTCTTCATCTTTTCGCCAACGGCTGCTATCTGCTGCGCTCCTACAGATCCGAACCTCTGATATTCTTTCTCGAGAGCCTTCAGCTTGCTCTCTGTGTCGATGATCTCTCTCTGGAGCGCATCCCATTCAGCAGTCCCTTCGTCGACATGGCTCTGAGCTTCCTTCAGCTGATCGAGTCTTGTCTTTGTCTGCTTGATAGAGTCTGCCAGCTGCTTCTGCTTCTGCTTCAGCAATTCCGTGTTGCCCGGGTTCAGCTTCAGCAGCTTGTCGACATCCTTGAGAGATTTCTGCGTTTTATTTAATTGGCCGTCGATCCCTTTGAGGGCATTGTTGAGCTTATCGGTTTTGCCCTCTATTTCGATTGTTATGCCCTTGATTCTTCCTGACGCCATATTTTTCTCCGTTATGTTAGAATGCGTCGAAGTCTGCCTGCGTCGCTATTTCTGCATATTCGCAGTCATCGTTCGCGTGTTCTTTTAGAATGTCCATGACTTGACCATATGTAAGAAAATCCAGGTCGGCTAATGTAAGCCCGACCTGGATGCTTCTAAGTGTAAACAGTGCGACATTCAATTCTCTGTCTACTGGTCTTCCTCTTTTTTTGATTCTGATGTGCTGACTGTATTGCCCTCATAGACATCGTGGATCTCGGTGAGCTTGTCTATGTCGCACAGATCTTCTCTCGCGAACTGGTCCATCCAGTCGTAAAAAGCCTCTTCATTCAGCTTCATCATTTCCTTGCGCTCTTTGCGCTTTGCGAACTCGGCCATGATGAACCCCATGCGGATCGTGAAGTTCACCATGTCGCCCGGATCCATCTCCTGCGTCTGCAGCTTGATCGGGTCCTCGCCGAATACGTTCTTGTAGTACAGATCTACTGATGCCATTGAAAGCATCGGTACGTTCTTGTCGCCTATTGTAACTTCTCTATACATAACTTTCCTCCTCATGATTCTGATCGATTAATTGCCCTAAGCAGGCGTCACTACGGAGCTGAACCAGCCCTCGTATGTGGTCGCGTCTGTGTCCGCTTTAGTCTTTGCCTTGACGATATCCTTGTCGAGACCCTCGAAGTATACTGATCCTGCTCTCAGAGAGAGAGTCTCTGTCTTCGGCTCGATGTTCTCGCCTTTGGTCTCGCCTTCGACCGTAGGTCTCATGGCTGTGCAATTATAGAAGCAGTGCCTGATGTTCTTCTTGTCGGCTGCGAACTGGAAGAGCAGTGCGAAGTGCACGATCTCAGGACTGACTTCCTCGAAGAGCACTTTCTTGGTGTCCTCGATTGCCTTCAGGACGTCCTTCTCAAACGACTCAGGCACAAGCGCGATCTCGAGATCTCCCTCG